CATCAAGGCTCTTCTAAATATTTCTATACTACAAGCAACTGACTTGCCACTACCAACTGGACCTCTTATGCCACGAAAAAAAGTATTATCTTTCATAAAACTTTTAAGGACATCTCCATCAGGCTTGTATTTAAACTGTATCAATCTTTGTGTTCTTTCCTACCCTTAACAACTTATCAACTGTTTCAGGTCCAATAGCAGCAATAACTTTATCAGCTTCTAAGTCTGTACAAAATTGTTCAGGGTGATGTTTAAGATGTACTCTCTTTACAACTAAACGAAGTATTCTTCGTTCTTCAGGTTTTAATGTGTGTAGAAATGTCATTACTTAAACCTAGCTAAAACTTCTAAACTTCTTCGTTTTTCGAGCAATCGCTTTTGGCTGTTTAGAAACTTGTTTTCCTCTTCGAGTTGCCTTACGCTTTTCAGCCGTAGTCTTGGCGTATTCACTAGCAGAAAGAGCCTTAATTGCCGCTTCAGGTAAATAACGTTCGCCAGTTGCTTTACTCCCTTGTGTACTAGGTTTACCTGATTTGGTTCTCCATTTCTGTCTTGTCCAAGCACGAAGCGACCTTTGTGATTTACTAAGTGACATTCTTTTGTTTCCTTAAAGTATCTTTACCTTTTTTAAAAATATTTACAACTGCTCTTTTTTTCATAACCTTTGCTCTTTGTTCTCCAACAGTTAGTATCTGTATCTTACGAGCAAAAGGTTTCTTAATCCTCATAACCTTACGAACAGTTGCACGAGCATCAGCAGGTGTAGCAAATTTTATAGATACAGTATCTCTAGGGTTCTCATCTGTGTAAAGTCTGCGACCAGTACCCTTTGGTTTCTTACCAGTACCTACTTTAGGATCAGCCATTACTTTCCAACTTTTTTCATAGCTTTCTTATGACTAGCTGTAAATGACATTCCTGCCATCATATCTTTTCTCATACTGGACATATGCTTTGCAGTATGATGTTTGGCATGACGTTTAAGTGCAGTCTTTTGTCTAGTAGTAAGTGCCTTTTTCATCTATACCCTCCACCTTTTGCTTTGTATTGTTTAGCCAACATTTGTGCTTTTCTTGCAGACCATTGACCTGCTTTACCACCTTTTGTTCCTGCTTTTATCCTTTGGAATAAAGCCTTTCTCATTGTTGGCTTGGTATAGTTACCTGCCTCATTGACTCGTGACTTTGCCATTACTTCATTTTTTTCTTTTTAGAAGCCATAATTTTTTTCTGCAAACTTGCAGGAAGTGTCTTCTGTTTCTTAGTAAGACCTCCGTTTGTTTTCTTTTTAGCTGCACCTTTTTTCATAGTATGGTATGGCATTGCTCTCTCCTTTTCTAGTTGGTTAAGTTTATCCTTTAGACTTCTTTTTGGCTTTATTTCGTTTACTAATAGCTCTAGCTTTTGCTCTAGCATCTGCTTTAGACGAAGCACCCCATGCACGAAGCGATAGTAATAAACGAGTAGGTTTTCCTTTAGCATCTCTCTCTGGTCCTTTCATGTTGCCCATACGAGCAAGAAAACTTGCACGTCTTGGATTATCACCTGATTTTACTGGAGGTTTCAAAGTGCCACCTTTATATGAGGCACGACCCTTAGCATTTAACCCACCTTTAGGATTCTTGCCTTCTTTTCTTTGCCATGCAGGTGTCTTAGCCATTACGAGCCTTTTTGAATATTATTGTCTGTGTAAGACCATGTCATGTGTTGAGTCTGCATTTTTTAGTCCCCCTAGTCAAGTCAAGTCTATGTTTACAGAGATATTACCCTGTACAAGTGTCATGTTCTTTTCTACTGGTTTGTACCCTGCTCTATCAAGTATGTCTTTACTTGCTTCAAGCTGTACGTACTCAGACTTAGCATTGCTTGCTAAGTCGAGTACTTTTCTTGAAGCAATCGTAGCATTTAGTCCAATGCTCTGTCGTATACATTGTTGCATATACTCTTGCACATGAGGCAAACGCAAAGTCTTACTGGCAGTCACTCTTCCACTTTCACCCTCAGCGTATCCAGACTTTGCACTTGCCTCTTTGACACTACAACCGAATGCTACGATCGTATCAACAAGTGTCTTTTGTTTCTTTGTAAGTCTATATTGTTTTAACACGAAAACCCCCCTTGTCCCCCCTTTATGGGACAAGAGGGAATGCCCTGTCAAGGGCATTTTTTTTCTTGTGTTAAAACAAAGACTTACAGGAGAAACACACACTTGTGCCTGATACGTGTTCTTTGTTCCGACAAAGAACCAAACCAAGGTATGTACAACCTTGTAGAACTACTCAAGCACAAAGCATAATAAGGTCATGCCGAAGGGCATGGCTTTATTTATTTGTGCTTGACCAAATAAAAGCGACATTGCTCTGCAATGCCTTTTATTTGCTTAGTAGTTCTTGGAGGTTGTATATTCTTTCCTAAGATTAGCTTCAAGGAGTATCTGAATCTCACTTAGAAGTGCCTTGTCTAACCAATCGTCAACAGATACTACCTTGAAACTGATCAGTCTTACAAATCTAAAGAAAGTTGGCTAACACCATTTGTTTGTTTCTATCAAACAAATGCGAGACAACTTTCTGCCAACAATTCTTGCCACAAGTGCTAAGACTAGCAATCATACCCCTTTGAACATTTGGTACACCTTAACTCAAGAATTGTTAGTGGTAACATAGCGCCTCCTGCCAAGCATTGATTCCTGTGCTTAAATAAGCATTAAACAAGTTTGTTCGCCTACTAAAAATTGTGAAAGCTCACTAAAAACACATCAAGTTTAAACTTAAATAATTCTAGCAGATGTAAGGAATATTTCCGATTTTCTGTAATTTTCTAAGACCGTTTGTCTGCGTTAATCTGTTCACAACGAGCTGATCATGCAGACACTTTACCACTACTTTCCTTAGGATCGCTTGGGCTGTGTGCGACCGGTAGAGTCGCACGCTTTATTTATTTCGCCAAGCGCCGAGAGGTAATACAAAAATAAGCGTGGTGATTCGACGAGAACGCAACGAGTTGCGTGTCGAATCTACCACCTAGATTTTTGTATTATCCAGTAAAGTTGTGGTTTTGTGTCAGCATGGTCGTTGTGACCATATTAACTTAACAAACGGAGAAAATTATGAAAATCAAAAATATTACATCTACTGAATTATTTAAGTTGAAACTCGCTGTGGTGACCTTTCACAATGGCGAACAAAATGCTTATTTAAGGGAATCAATAGCAGGTGACGCTTGTTACTCATCTAACAATTCTTTAGAGTATAAGGAGAACCAAATGTCAGATCAAAGGGCTAAGATCGCTAGTCTAACCCCTTGTGAGGGACAAGAAGTTGTTGACAAAAAGTTGGCATTTGCTGTTGATATCTACAAAAAAATGTCAGATGAGTTAGCCGAACTTACTGTTAGATTTGAGACTGATAAGGCAGTTTACAAGGCAGTAACTGATGAAGATTGGAAGCCAAGAGCAAAGACTTCTAAGCAAGATGTTTCTCAGATACTCAATGAAGCTGCAGCAATCTTAGGCAAGAATTACAAGCCTATCCAAGAAACTATCTAACCTAATAAAAGGGCAGAGCAATCTGTCCTTTTTTTCTGTCAACCACTGTGGCTTTGTTCTTGCTTATTGCACTAATCCTCAACTCCCCTTGATTATCAAAGTCAGGTGGTTGATCCAAACATCAGGCTGTAGATTTGTATATTTGCAGTAAACACAATCGAAAGGAAAACAATATGATAAAAAAATTAAACGACTTTTTTGAAAATAATATGATTGCATGGTGGCTACTTCACATTGTATTTGTCATAATAATGTGGATTGGTTTCATCTTTGCATTAGTCATTGCTTCAGATATAACTATGATTCAACAAGGAGGTTAACATGAATCACATAACACAAATCAATAACTTACAAACAATCTTAGGTGACTATGACTTTCCAATTGATACCATATCAATGGCAGGTACATATGATGATGATTGTGAAACAAAACTAGTCAAGTGCCATGATCGTATGATGATAGTTAGAAAAGATACTATGGAATATCTTGGCAATCATTCGACTGCATACAAACCAGTAGAACACAAAGCTATCATTGATCCTATTTATGAGATGATGCAAAAAGTATCAACAGACTTTGTGCCACAGATAACCATGATGCAAAATGGTGCAATGATGAAAGCTACCTTTACTTGTAAAGATATTAAGATACAAGACCCTGCTCTTCAAGATTACATTGCATTTCGTATCACAGTTCGTAACTCTTACAATGGTGTATGGTCTGTTATGATTACAGCAGATGGATTACGATATTGGTGCAAGAATGGTTGTACTACTGCTGATAAGATTGCAAATTATACACAGAAACATAATGGTAAGTTCTATTATAACTTCGATCATATCGAACATCTTATACAAGAGTTTCAAGGTAATGAAGAGCGCTATCGTGAATGGTATAACACACCAGTTACACAAACTGATGCAACTGAAATGTTCAATAAACTTACTTACACACCAAGACCAACAGTTGATGGCAGGTATCGTAATGAAAGACAATTCCAAACTCTCATGGATACTTGGGCAAGATATCAAAGAGACATTGGTTGTAACAAGTGGGGTCTATACAATGCAGTAACTGATTGGATATCTCACCCACAAGAAGTAAAAAATAAACATAAAACTACTGTCGAAAGAAACAGTAAGTTGCTATCATATATGAACAGATCCAACTCAATGTTCTATATGAAAGGAAGTTACGGAACAATCTAATAAAATGGAGGTTAACAATGACACTATTAGGTTTCAGAAAACAAGAGTTATCCACTTGTAGATCGATTGCAAGTATTGCTTTGCCACCTGAGTATAGGCTTATCTATACTCATATGGCTGCACTTGGAGTTGATCGTAGTGGACTCAATGAAGAATCATGGGTTAATAAAATGACTGCTATGACTATCAAAGTACATGAACGACAATATGCTGATAGACAAGCAAGTGTTATGATTGAAGATATACTTGATGATGCAGCAGTCAAACACATGAACTTCAAATGAAGAATACAGTAAGGTATCAATACAAATCAATAATAGAAAAATTAGTCTTTCTCCGTAAGATGAGAAGGCTTTCACAAGAAAAATTAGCATTAGAGATTGGTGTTGATACCAAACTGTTTGGTCAATGGGAACGACTAGCAGTTGAGCCACGACTATTTAACCTGCTTTGTTGGTGTGAAGCATTGCAGGTTTATTTAACTATAACAGCAACAGATGAGGAGTTTTAAATGTATAAGTTACAATTTAACGAAGATGAAATGTCAGCTATGTCGGCAGTATTAAAATTTATGATCAAACATTTTTATAAAGATGATCTTGATGATAAAGTTTATTTACAGTTAAATGCACTTAGAAATAAGATTGCAAATGCCGAGCAAGAGTAAACGTAAAGGTAACTACCATGAGAACTGGTTTGTAAAACTATTCAACTCATGGAAGTTACCTGCTAAAAAAGTACCACTATCAGGAAGTCTTGGTGGTGAGCATACTGGTGACATCAAACTAATTATCAATGATAAGGAGTATGTAATCGAAGTAAAATACAGAGCAGTAGATAAATTTCCTAGTGTTTTCAAAGTCTTACAAGGAAAAGATATTGCTTTGTATAAAAGAAAAACTGGTGAACCAAGATGGGTTATGATTCTACCAGATATAATAGTAAAGGAGATACTAAAATGACAGACCTAAAATGTATCATCTGTAAAGGTGAAATAGATATTCATTATGATAACAATGGCAAAGTAATATGGGATAAAGGCAATAATGCTCAACCAGTTGCTGATGGTATATGTTGTGATAAATGTAATATGGATATTGTATTACCACATAGATTAGCAGATACTTATCTGAATAAAGGAGGTGCAAATGGCTAACTTACAGAACAATGTCTATCTTGTATATGAACAAAAGGTAGCAGAGATCAAAGGACTTGAAGATAAAATTAGCGAGTCTGAAGATGTAGCTGAAGTAAAAAGGTTTATTAACTACAATCTTAAACCAAAACTACAACATGAGAAAGAATGGTGTGATCATTTCGCAGAACAATTCTACAATGAGTATTGGCACGGAGTTGTAGGAGATCCATATGCCGAAACTTACTAATG